TTCAAATGTGTACGCATTTCGTTCTGTAATTTCTCCGGAACTTTATCGCTAAAAAATACATCATGTGGAGTTGTTGCCAACTGTACGATATTGTCTAACGCATAGGAAATATCTGCGTTGTATGCTGCTAAATGCTCTATTGCTTCTAAGTATTCTATTGCAAAATCCGGTGCTATACTTGCTAATTGATTACTCGGTGCAAATGTAACTATGTTGCTTGGTTGACTTGAACGTCCACCGCTTACTGGTAAAAATCTATCATCTTCTCCCGTTACATTGCTGATAATTTTTGGTACTTGATAATTTTCAAGTCCAAAAAAAATATTTCCATTTTTAACATCCATTTCTTATATGTATATGCTTTAAAGATAGACTAATTATTGGAAAGGTAGGTAGTTAGTATTGTTATAATACCCTTTTCTTATCCAATTCCAATAGACAAACGCATCTGCTAAGTTGGGCGATTTACCACCTAATTTTTTCTTTATTTCTTCTTTACTTTCAACGTAAATTTTACCACCTTTGATACTGTACTTTACAGTTACCAATTCTTTTTTTAACTGTCGAATAATACGCTTGTCTGTAATTCCAATTACGATAGATGCTGTACGCAAGTCCTCTCTTGCTTCAAAATACATTTGTGCGCGAAGTGAACTAAATTTATACAAGTCCTCTCCCTGTGTTCCGGTGCGTATAGCATAGTCAAGTTGTCCGCCTACAAGCGATACACATTGATATCCTGCATCGTATAAAGCATTGACAGTTGCAACGCCTATACCTACTCCATCTACTCCGATATTTTGATTTAAAATAACATAGTCCTGTACCTTTGGAATGCCAAATACTTTGTAACCTTTGCTCTCACAATACACATCATCGTAAATCAAATTATAAGCAAGATGTGTAGCATTATTACAATGAAATTCTTTGATATAATCCAGTAAATTACCTTTGCCATAAGCGACACATGCCTTATCTCCTTCTTCCGAATTTGATACGTCAACGCCTACTGCATTATAACTTACTTCTTTTACTTCTGATATAAATTTCTCGCTATTAATTAGGCATTGCTCTAAATAGTCGGATTTAATTAAACTATCTGTACCCTCTGTTGGTGCAATACCACGAATACGACTTTTGTAAAATGGACTATCTTCTCCGTATTCTTCACGTCTAAAATCTATTGACTGTTGAGTTACTGCTCCAGGTATTAACTCCATTTTTGCTTTTATATTTGGATGATCCAACGCAGAAATTACTATTTCTCTTGTTTTATTAAGTCCACAAAATACACTCAACGCATCTAACTCACTATCCGGATTTCCTACTGCTAATATCAAGTTATTATTACCCGTGCAAGTATTTACGATTGCTGTAATTACTGCTTCATGTACACCGGCACATTCTTCAATTACAAACAACATATTTTCTCTGTGATACCCTTGCATTTTAGTTGCGGAATCTTCGCCACTACCTACACCTGCAACAACTCCAATCGCTTCATGTCCTAATCCAGTATCTTTTAAATCTACTTCCGAATTACCACGCTTCATTATTAATTTTCTCGTGCGTGTATCTACTGTAAGATTTAATAAGTTCATTTCTGCAAATGGACGAATGCGTTTAAACTTTGGAAATGCGTTTGCTATTTCCGTCCATAACACACGTCTAAGTTGTTCTTTTTTTGGTGCCGTTGTTACCACCAAACTGTTCGGATATGTGTCTAAAAACCACATTATTACTCTCGGTAAAAAGTATGTTTTACCTACTGCCGTTGCTGACTTAATACCTACCCACTCTTTATTCGATAATGCTTCAAATGCAGTAGCGAATGGATTAGGAGTTCCGTCCCAAATATGTTCATCATAATATCCGTACTTATCCCAATACAATAACTTATCATCTTCCATGAATCTTTTCGTAAGCCATGTTTCTGCCTTGGATTGAAACTCTTGTACTGTTAAGCGTTTTGCGTACTCATTTAACGCTTTTTTTTCTTTGCTTGGGAAAAATATACTACTCATTAATTAAGCTGTTTATTCTAAAAAATAGTGTAGTTAATGGCACATTGGTAACATCTTTGTATCGTACAATATCCGTATTAATCTCATGTAAATCACAGATGTTTTTTAATGCTATTTCTTTTGTATCTGCTTTTGCAGAATAATAATGCAGCTTATCATCGTAGTAAAATACAAACGCATAATAATCTTGCTCGTTTGTCCAATCTTCGTCCTGTACCTTTCTGTAACCATACTCCGTTAAGAGTTGTTGCATAGTGCTGTCTTTTAGTTTTCCGGCAACAAATCGATTTCGGTAACTGCTCCATGTTCCTTTAGGTTTTGTCTGTTTTATGAGTTGTAAGCACTCATTGAAGGCATCCTCTTTTCTCATTTTCTACAAGTTTTAAAATGTGTTCGCTAAATGTTTCAAACTCACTGTAAGATAGTCCACATATATTATTGAGTTATATTTTTAAGTTGTATTGTTTGAAATAATCTTCCAATAATTCCTTTACTTTATTCTCGTTTCCAAATGTATAAACGAGTATTGTTTTATACGACATCTTTGGATTTATCTCGTCCGTATCGCTTATTAATAACTCTACAATGTACCATTTCATAATAAACTTTGTTTGTTGCCATACAAATATAAAAAAAGTATGCGAAATTGCATACTTCTTTAAAAAAATAGTTAGTAGTTGTTATTAGGTTAGTTCGGCAGTTTTAAATTGAGAACATAGTTCTGTGAGTTTAGCATAAAATTCTTCGTATTCGCTTTCGTGAATTTTAATAGTAAAATGCTTTGGTTTTTCTTCTTCATTTGGGCGACTACCACCGTACTGTTCCCAATTAAAATCTGTCATTGCAGCATAGTTGTTTATTTCTTCTTCGCTAAATGGCATCGATTGTACTAAGTCCGTTAAATCAAATTGCTGTGATAACTCTTTAATTAATCCAGCTAATTTTATTTGGTTGCTCTCAAATTTAGTTTCGTTTGTTTCTAAACATCTGCGTATCGCTTCTTCTTTACTAATAACTCCATTGTCATAAGCTATAATTGTTTTTCTGCCTAAAATTACCATTTCATCGTAGCGATGATTTCCGTTTACTACCTCATAATATCCTGTCTCTAACTTACGAAGATGTATTGTTTCAATTTGTCCATTGCGTTTTAAATTCTCACGCAATTTATTAGACATTATTACATCTTCTTCTTTATAATTCCAATCCGCTTTTACGAGCAAGTCCATTGGAAATATTTTGTAGTTCTTGTAATTATTTCTTTCCGATTCGGAAAACTGCATTAGTATTTCTTCACTAAATGCAGGTACTATTTGATTTTGTAAGTATTCTAATTCTTCCATTTGTATAAATTTATTCCCAATAAAAACCTCTTGCTGTCCATAATTCCGTAACTCTTTTTTCCAAATCCAACTGTTCTTTTATAGTGTGATCAAGTAACAACCATCTATCATCTTTTTTGGTTTTTTGTAAAAATTTAAGTCTTATATCTTTTGCCGGATAACGAACTATATTTAATGCAGAACTACTATCCGCAGAATAGAATGGATATTTACTCAACGTATCTTCTCCCATAATTCCTAAACAATGCACTTTTTTATCGCGTATCTTTTTAAACGAATACACATAATCCAACCATGCATGTAATTTTTTCTTTTGTTTAGAATAAGGTACTAATCCACCCAAACAAATATACGGAGCATCGCTGTCTATAATTCTATTGATATGTTTTGCTTCCGACATATAGTGTATTACTGGCAATGTATGGTACTTCTTTTCTGCATGTAACCAATTTTTCCACGTTCCATTATCATCGCCAATAACATCTAATTGTATAGCATGTTCCGGCTTAAATTCGTTTAAGAAATTCAAGTATTCATCGTGATTAATTACCTTGCCCAAAGTAAAGGCACTAAATGCTCCACTATCCAAAATTAAATTCTTACTACCCCACGCCAACGCAGGTTTCTGTTCGTTGTGGTACGAATATAGTTTGTATTCGATGCGATTTTTTAAATTCTGCACATCACTTACTCCTGCGAAATTTCCAGCAAAATATAATTTCATTATATCCAACCTTTTTCTTTCGCTTCGTAATATCCTTTTACACGCAATGCAGTTGCCGGATTATCTTCTGAACCATAACCCCACTCGTTTTTATTTAGTGTACCATTATAGTCCGTTATTGTGTGGTCGATGATTATATTCAAACAATCTAAATCTTTAGCTAATTTCCATGTTTCTGCCTTTGTTATGTACATCAATGGAGTGTGTATTCTAATGTCTGCACCACCTATTGCTAATGTAAGTGATGTTTGCATACTATCAACAAATACACGTCTGCAATCCGGATAACCAGAATAGTCTGTTTGACATACTCCAGTTACTAAATCTGTAACACCTAATTCGTTTCCGTATGCAGCAGCTATCGTTAAGAATAACATATTTCTACCTGCAGTAAAAGAAGCAGGAAGATTTTTATTTGTTGCATGTGCTTTGTTATGGTCCAACTCGTGATTTGTAAGTGATGAATTACCCAACAAACCAACAACATCAAATACTTTGTACTCTACATCTGCAATATCGCATATTTCTTTTGCTTTCTCCAGTTCAATAGAGTGTTTCTGTCCATAGTAGAAACCAACTGCAATTACTTCATCAAAGTTTTTCTTTGCCCAAAATAGGCACGTTGTAGAATCCTGTCCACCGGATAATAATACGATTGCTTTTTTCATTTTACTTTTATTTTAATGATTTTAAATAATAATACATACCACAAAATACCACCTATAAACTTTACTAATATCTGTCCACTTATTACAACTGGATTAATTATAGAAAATGCGATTGTTTGGAATAAAATACTGTCAATAATTATTCCTATTAAATCGCTTCCGTTTACCTTAATAAAGTATTTTGATTTTATAAATAACTGATAAAATAGTGATGCACACAATGAAGATACTGCAAATGCTGTAACACTTGCCAACGCTATATTTAAAGCGTTTTTATTAAATAGGTACGTTATTATAGCAGCTACCGAGATAAGCGAAAATAAGCGTATAAATAAACGTTTGCCTTTCCAATTTTCGTGCAACAAACATCTTACCATAAAGTCATAAGGTATAAACACAAATGAAGTAAAGAAAAGTCCGTATGCTCCGAAGTGCTTTACAAATAAATTACCCAATACCATGGTAATTAAATAGGCAAATATTATAATTGGTATGTGTTTTTTAATGTCCATCTTTTCGTATAATATCAAAAAATTCTTTTCTCGTTTCCGGTTCTTCTTTAAACACACCCATTAATTTTGATGTTGTTGTCCAGCAATCGTGTTTTTTTATACCTCGCATTTCAACGCATAAGTGTTTTGCTTTTAACAATACTGCCACTCCTTTTGGATTTAATTTTTTCATTAATTCCTCTGCAATTTGTGTAGTTATGCGTTCTTGGTTTTGCAATTTACGAGCATACAAATCTACTACTCTTGGTAATTTTGAAAGTCCAACTATTTTATCATTTGGAATGTATGCAACTGCTGCATACCCAAAGAATGGTGCCATGTGATGTTCGCATAATGAGTAGAATGGTATGTTAGATACTACTATCATTTCATCTGTACCCTCTGCGTTAAATTCTGAATACTCGAATGGTTCCGGATTTAAAAACTCATGCATAAACTTTACATATCGCAAAGGTGTTTCATCTAAACCCTCTCTTGATGGATCATCAAATACATTTAATACATCACGCATTCCGGCAATAGCTTTTTTTATATTATCGTCCGTTTCTGCAAGTTGTTTAAATTCGTGTTTTCTCATAGGATATTTAATAGTTTATGCGTTTGTAATGATAAACTCCACTTAGGATTTTTAAGACATAAATCAATACAATGCTTTACGTTTTCTTGTGGTAATTCAAATCCGTGTGCGTGTGGAGATAGGTAATATTTCTTTGCTTGTATTTCAGTTTGTGGAATGTCCTGTCCTTTGTGTCTTACATATCTCATTTCATCAACGATAACATCTTTGAAGTTTTTTTGTAGCACATGCTCTGCCACTTTTGGAGATAAAGAAATAAAATCTATTCCTGCCGGTACTGGATTAAGTCCG